CACTGCATGAATGGCCACGGCCGCATCTGGCATCATGACGCCGTCTGTCCGTTGTGCCACGCGCTGACGGTTGCCGCCACGCTGAAAGACCAACTATCAACCGTCGAATACGTGATGCAGACATTGAGGGAGGCACATGAAGACCGGGAGCGTTAAGCCATTGCCGTGGGGCCGCGTCATCGGCGCGAACTGGATGCAGTGGGGCACCAAGCACGTCACCGCGCAGGTCATGAAAGTCGTCGTGGGCGATTCGACAGACGCCAAATACTGGGCGCGCGACATCGTGGGCGATGATCGGCTGGTCGTTAAGATTCATTTGGTCACGAAGGATCTCAACGAGACCTTCTATATCGACTACGATGACGGCAAGGCCATTGAGCATTTGACTGTGAAGCGTGGCGACCCCATCGGGTTGAAGCAGATTTACGCACAATACGAAATCGAGGACAAGACCGATGTCAAGCGCATTTACGGCTTCACCCAAGCGTAAACCCAAGCCGAAGCCGGAACTTCCAAGTAAATGTGACGTGGGATCCGATTGCCCCGGCGGAGGCGCCGCGTGATTGCGTCCATGGCGTTGGTCTGTATGCTACGCCTGCCGTCGTGCTCGCCTGAATGGGAGCCCTTTTCTGACGACACACCGCACAAGATTTACATGTGTGAGACCACCGCGCCTGGCGATTGGGCGCCCGTACATAAAGATTGGTTCAAGGCTGCCTGCGTTGTGATATCATCCCGACGTGCGCTCTGCCGCGCATGGGCAGAACGCGATGAGGAGTTGGTCGAGGCAGACTACGCGCGACCAGAAGTGAAACATGACGATCTGGCTCAGTTCTGATATTCATCTCGGCCATGAGAACATCATTCGCTACTGCGGTCGGCCCTTCGCCAACGCCGACGAGATGAACGAGGCGTTGATCGAACGCCATAATGCCATCGTTCGGCCCAGCGATCACTGGTACCACCTTGGCGATGTCGCGATGCGGAAGGATTTTTTGCACATTGTGCAACGGTTTAACGGACACCGCAGGTTGCTGCTGGGTAACCACGACATCTACCCGGTGCAGGACTACCTGAAGGCCGGCTTTGAGAAGATCATGGCGTGGCGCATGATGGACAATCACGTCCTGACGCATGTCCCGATTCATCCGCTGTCGATGGGCCGGTTCGCTGGCAACATCCACGGGCACATCCACGACAGCCCCAGCTTCGGGTCGCAGTATCTGAACGTCTCAGTAGAGGCAATCAACTACACGCCGATTACGTTTGAAGACGCCAAGGCACGGCTGCAGGCGCAGAAGGAAGCGTAAGTGTGGATCTACGTCCCGTCAACGTGCTTAGCCTCTGCACCGGAAGCGGCGGACTCGACCACGGCATCAAGCTGGCGGTCCCAGCTGCTCGCATCGTCTGTGCTGTGGAGATCGAAGCCTACGCCTGCGAAGTCTTGGCTTGGCAGATGGAGGCGGCTCGACTGGACCAGGCGCCTCTTTGGACGAATCTCCGAACCTTCGACGGCCGACCGTGGCGTGGCCTCGTGGATTGCGTCATTGGCGGCTACCCGTGCCAGCCATTCAGCATGGCCGGAAAAAAGCGCGGCGCCGACGATCCGCGACATCTCTGGCCAGACGTCGCTCGCATCGTCCGAGAGACAGGGCCAGCTGTGTGCTTCTTTGAAAATGTCGGCCACCATCTGCGCGTCGGCTTCCGTGACGTCGCCGGAGAGCTACACGCGATGGGCTACCGCGTTGCGGCGGGCCTCTTTACAGCGGCGGAAATTGGCGCTACGCACAAGCGCGAACGCCTCTTCATTCTGGCCCACCGCGAAGGTCTCGACTGGCGATTACTGCTACAGCAATGGCAATCACAGCACGCCAGCACTCAATCTCAGTGGAGCGGCGAGACGCTGGAAGACGCCGCTGTCGCTGAACCACGGCGAGACAGGGAACATCGCGGGTCAGAGTCAGCTCGGCATCCAAGTACGCCATTGGCGCACACCGTCGGACGATTCGAAACGTGGCGGGGCAGCGAATGCGCAGGCCCGAATAGCGCAGGGTCACACGCTCAATCTGCAGGATCAAGCCGCTTCGTGGGCCTCCCCGCATGGCCGCCAGGACCAGACGACCCCGCATGGGCAGACGTCCTCCAACGTTGGCCGGAAGTTGAACCCGCTTTTTGTGGAGTGGTTGATGGGATGGCCGATCGGATCGACCGGCTTCGACTCTGCGGCAATGGAGTCGTCCCGCAGGTGGCAGCAACGGCATGGCAGCACCTTGCCGCTGACCTTGCCGCTATTTGAGGAGACCGCATGAACGACTACGAACAACCGGCACCAAACGACTACGAACAACCGGCACCATACGAACCACCGCGATGCGACAACGAAGTCATTCTGCGCATGTCGGCGGCGCTCTACCATACGCTGCTGACGGAACTCTACTTTGCCAGCTCGGTGTCCACGTATGGGCATAGCAAAGAGAACGCGCTCACGCTCTATACGGAATTACTCAAACAAGGCGGAGCCAATATCGCATGACGAACAAACAAGTGGTGACGTCTCTCGGCAACGCGGTCTGCCCGAAACATCCACGCTGGCAGAAGAAGCGCAAGCCGACATCAACCTGTCAGAACTGCTGGTTCATCTGGATCATGCGCCTGCTCGCGAACGACGCCACGGAGCTGCGCTTTGACTAAGACGCTTATTCTGACGGTAGGATTGCCGCGATCAGGCAAGAGCGCGTGGGCTCGGTCGACGCCATACCCTATCGTTAATCCGGACTCGATCCGGCTGGCGCTACACGGGCAGGCGTTCGTCGCAGAGGCCGAACCGATGGTCTGGGCCATCGCGCGCTACATGGTCAAGGCGCTCTTTCTCGCGGGCCACGCCATCGTCATCCTTGATGCGACAAACGTCACGCGGCACCGACGCAGCGAGTGGCTGTCGAAGGATTGGGTGTGCTCCTACAAGGTCTTTGATGCACCGTGCGACGTCTGCATCGCGCGACCTGGCGGCAAGGAATTATCTGACGTGATTCTTCGGATGTCAAAGCAGTGGGAGGATCTGACCGATGCCGAACAGAGACGCCTCATCGGGTAAGACTCGGGCGCGGACCTACGAGGCGCGGAATTTTCGCCTGCACATCGATCATCTGGATAACCCGCGCGAGGATGTCTGGGCGATTAGCTGGAAGGAGCCGAATGGCAGGAGAAAGTATCTAACGGCGCAGGGCATCTATTGTAAGGTGCCTGTAATTACGGTGTTCCGAGGCAAGCGAGCCACCCAACCGCGCGCCTTTCTCGAAGGCTGCGCGGATGTGGTGGTGACGTCGACGTGCGGTAAGCGATACGTGTTGCTTACTTCTTATGCGAAAACTTGCTAAGCTCTTCGGCGAACTGCGCGCGTTTACGCTCGACCGGGTTCGAACTATGACTCGCCTTAACCAGCTTCTTATGCGGAATCGGCTGGTCCGGCGGGACATGTAGCTCCTCGTGCAAGGCGCCCGGGTGCTTAATGGCAGTCTGAATCCACTTCTTCGCCATTAGTTGCCCCCAACGCCAGGATCATGGCTCTTGGATTTCACCTGCGCGTAAATATCTGCCGTCGCGGCCTGAGATGGCGCTTCGTTGTGCGAGTACGGCCCATTAGCCTGACTCATTTCGCACTCGTTTTCCTGAGCCGTCGGCGAGAACGTGTAGCTGTTGTCGTCCGTACTGTCTCCGGTCGTAGGAATCTTAAAATTAGCCATGTGCTTAGTCCTTGTGGCTGTGCTTTTTGTTGGCGAGACTGACCGGAGACTCCTGCCCCGGCTTCGGACTCGCGTCATGCGCCATCGGCCCATTAGCCTGACTCGCGCTCGACGGGTAGTCTGCGGTAGCCGGCATAGGATTGTGACCGACCGACGTGTCGATTGCTTTACTCATTATCGTTGTCCTCTAAGGTAATGTCCGTCCACCGCTCTTCGACTGCGAGCGTCCACTGCCCGTTATCCTGACAGCGGACCAGTAAGCCTAATTGCGGTTCGGTGTTCGTGCCGGGCTCGATCATCCAGCGATAAGTCACGCTGCCGCCGAGACCCTTGATGTTAGAGATCCGTACTTCGCCACTCGTAGCGCGCTCATGATCCATGTGCATCACGCCGGATTCCTCGCATCCGGCCTCCTGTATTTGCCTCGACTACGGTAAGTCCTTCCTGCGTGGCACCTCGACCGTGCCGCCATCCAGATAGCCGTCAGCGCCTCCCGCCATCGCCAGATCGCCCCATTGGCGGCTTACCGCCTCTTGTTCATCGTGCCAATATTCTTCGTAGGACGTGCATTCCGCGTTGTAGAGACAGATGGGGATGCCAGCGCCCCATGCCGAATCACGGGTCCAGCCGCCAGCCGACTTAAAGTGCCACGCGACCGAATGTGCCTCGGCGCCAATGCCATCCGACTTAAACTGCGCTTCGAAGTTCTGCGCCAACGTCCGACCATCCGATCCGACAACGTTAGCCGGAGGCGTATCAGGCGCCGAGGTATACGGCCCGTTCTGGATAAGCCAGCCATGCAGCAGCGGCGCGACTCGGTCCCACCCGCCCGCGTTCCCCTTCGGGTTCTGCGTCGGATCATTGTCATTGAAACGCTCGTCGGTCCCGACTGGCGCATCCACGTCCGACACGGTATGAATCAGGCGGAGCGCGTTCGGGAGGACGTCCTTCGCCCACTGGAGGAAGGCTGCCCACGTCTTGCTGGACCAGTCGTAGCGCGTCGGCTCCCAGCCGGTCGGCACGATGATCCGAATCAACTGCTGCGACCGGGGCTGCTGCAGGTACGGCGTAAAGGTATCGCGCGTCTGTTCGAACGTCCACCCGTCCGGATGCAGGAAGAAGATCGGCGCGAGCCCGGCCTTGGTCAGCATCTCGAGCGCATTCATCTGGCGGTCCCAGATCGCCTGCGACATCGGACCCGCCTCGGTGGGGTACTGGTTATGGTAGCCGAACACATCGATGGGCGGCCCAGAGACCGCGTGCGTATAGCCACGCGCACGGTACGCGTCCAGCGCGAGCGCACGATCGCCCTCGTCATACCATTCCAGATAATCTAGGGCGACGATGTTATCGGGTTGGCCGGGGCGCGGTCCAAACTTCACTGGGGCGCGGACGGTCCACATGGCGCCACGGATACGTGCCAGCTCTGCTAACGGCAGATCAGGCCCGAATGACGAATCATCCGGGCCTACCGAAAAAGCTTGCCGGACCCGTCGACGCAGGTCACGGTGTAGACCACGCCATGGCGCGATCCATCCGTGCTGTCGCTGGTGTAGTGGATGAACGGCCCGGCGGCAATCCCCTGCTGCCAGCTCGAGTCGGCGTCGGACGCATCCGGCGACCATGTCTGGACGCACTGGTCATACTTCCGGAGGCCGGCCGCGACCTTATCGACGCGGAGGATCCGATTCGCCGAGACAAATCGCACGATCACGCGCGGGTTGTCGGCCGCCCATTCCTTGGACTTCACTATTTCGACTTCCTGCCAGGCGCCATATTCCTGAGGCGAATGGTTGAGGTCGACGGCCGCTTGGCCGGGGGCACAGGCGGCAATATTGCTATTGTGCAGCAGCACATAACAGCGAGCGGGTAAATTCATGTCTGGTAACTCCTGAGGTGGAACGGGAATCGGTGCAGGCGTCGGCGTCGGTTTCGGCGTCGGTTTTGGCTGTGGCGTAACCACTGGAGCCAGATGCGGGGCCGTAATACCCGCAAACAACGCCTGCCAGCCTGCCCAGATTTCTGGATGGTCGTCCCAGCCGGTGGCGCGGCCACCCGCGCTAAAGGCCAAGATCCCTTCGACGTTTGAATGCTCTATCGCTAATTGCCCGTAGAGGGCCGCCAGCGGCTCTAGGTTCGACGCATTGGACGTATTGGACGTATAGGCCTGCGCTATCAATACGGCGCGTCCTACGGCCTTACAGGCCGCTCCAATGCGATTCTTAAAGGCGGCCGCCGATTCACCGGCAAGCTGGTAGGCCTCGATGCCGATAACATCGGCTTGCGGGATCCAGACGCTTGGCTGGGGTCTGGGCCAATACACCAGCACCGGTAGGCCGCTAGCCTTCCCGGCCTTAACGGCGGCGGCCGTGGCGGCTGGATCGCCTTCTGGATTACCAGCGACATACTGCAGGAAGGGTCGGCCGGTATCGGCATCGACGACCTGCATCTTGTTGTCAACAGGCAAGATACAGTTGAAAGGCTCAAGCACTTTGCCCGCGACTTGTCCAGGCTTATACGGGAACACAAAGAACCCAAGCCAGAGCGGTCGTCCGACATGCGGGACCGGCGTGGGCTGCGCGACGGGCACCAGCGCCTGCCGTGGCTGGCTCCGGTCAACGGGGCGATTCACGCAGTCGCCTGGGCCCTCGCCCTGCGACGTCGACCACGCCACCACCAGCTCGCCATTTACGGCGACCGCGTCATGGTTGAACGCAATCGGGCGGCTCTCTAAGACATAGCCATCCTTAGCGCCGTCCACGTGGGCCACCAGCCCAAGATCTGGCGCGTAGTAGACCAGCCAGACTTCGGAACCGAGATCCACGCGGCGAATCTTGCCGGATGCGACCGCTGGCCGTGGCATCGGACAACCGATGCTTCGGACGGCGATCCCGTCATACCAGATGGCGGACTCTGGGCCGAGCACCTGCAGGGCGTACTCGTCCAACACGGCCGCGCCCGGGATCGGGAACTGGGAGGCGCCGGTCTGGAGCACGAGGCCATAGCCGCTGCCACGGTTGGGGCAATAGGCCAGCGTGCCGTTCAGGCCCGCCCCGCGCACATCGCCGCCGGCCGGGAGATTCGGCAGCGAACCGGTCAGGCCAATGTCTGGGCGCCACGCCAGCCACTGACCACCGCCTGCGGCGATTTCGTTGTCCCCGACGCCCAGCACGGCTACCTGTGACGGGTCGGCGACATTCACCTTCAGGAGCTGCCATGGGCCGAGGGCGTTCGAATTCACTACGATATGGTCATCGTCGAACCACGAGGCTGGGCCGCCACCGGGGCTGATAATGACGCGGCCGTCTACCGAGGCCGGCCCACTACCTACACCGAGCAACGCTTGGCCGCGACTATTTAATCTGGGCATCGTCGTCCATAGGAAAGAGCGTGAGCGATTCCACATCGCTCAGGTCGTCCGGGTCGAATGCCCGGACCGTTTCGTAGCGCTCCAGCGTCTTGAGCCGGTGACAGTTACAGCAGAGCAAACCGACGCGCGCAAGGTTGCGCTGAAGGTGTCGGTAATACGCCGCGCCAGAGAAGTGGTCGCGGTCTTTCTTGCCGTCGCCATACCGATGGTCGACGTCGAGAAGCCTGATATCGTCGATGCCGCAGCGTTCGCAGCGGCTACCCAAGAGGCGGATTAGGTCGAGTCGTTCTTTCGTGAGGCTCTATCGAATTCTACGAATGCGAGTTTGTTAGCGAATTGCTGCAATGCGACTTCGCTATACGCTTCGCGCAGCGCCTGAGACCACCACGGCGCTGGCGGCGGATCCGTGAGCATCTGCTCGACGGCGTCGACCTTGTCTAGCGTTTGTTCTGGATCCATCGCGCGATCGCTATGACAAGAATACCCACATAGAGCCAGCCCAAGACATGGAAGACGACTGGACTGGGCAAGCTATTCGGATCGAACATACAGCGAGATCCGCTCGTCGCAGTTCGGACACGCGAGATAGCGCATAAAATCGTCGACGTGCTTCACGATGAATTCCGGATAGGACAGGTTCCCGGCCTTATCTTCGCTGGGCGCCGCGCACCTATCATGGATGATCGAAAGGGTGATGTTCACAGTAAGTTTTCCAAGCTCCTTCAGCCGACAGCGGTAAGCGTTCGCGCACAAACCACGTATAGAACGAATCCCAGCAGGGGTTGCAAATCACGAGGCTCTTTGGAATCGGCGTCAAGCACCGCTCGCAGAGCCGGTTGCAGATCAGTAATTGCTCGACGACATCGATCCGGTCCATCGGCATACGCTGCCTCGGCCGCATCTTAGAACGAGGCGGTGAAGGCAAATCCATAGCGCGCGACTTTCTGCTTCTGGACGTCGATGCCAATAAACGGGCTCACCCAGACATCGCGCAGCGGCTGATGCTTGATCTGGCCGAGGTTCACGGAGAACGGCAAGAGGCCGGCTTCCTTCACCTTGCTGGTCACGAACAGAACCGGCGTCAGCACCGAATAGGTCGTGTCTTCTGCCGCCTTCGTCCGACCGTGCCGGATGAACTGCAGGCCGACCACGGCGCCCTCCGCACCCTGCGCCCATGCCACGCCAGCCTGCACGGTCGGGTGCAGGTTCCAGTGCGGCTTGGTCTGGTCCGCGTAGACGCTCACGGTTTGCACATTGTGCAATGGCGTGCGCTTGTCTGCCGGGCCGACCTCAAAGACCTTGACGTCGGTAAACGGCTTCCCGTCCTTGAGTCGACCGGTCGTGCTGAGGACTTCGAAGTTCTGGGTCAGGCTATAGGTCGCATCCGTCCCGTTCTGAATAAAGGTCAGGCGCCAGTCCTTAAACTGCTGAACGGTCGGCTGCGTCATATGCCACGGCAGTAGCCCAGTCGGCACGGTCTCCGTCGGCACCGTCTCAATCTTGCCGGACCCGGTCGACTGCAGCATGGCCATCGTCTGATTAAGCTGGACCACTGTGGACTTCAGCTTGGCGTTCTCCGCCAGCAACTTATTGACTTCGGCCTTGTCCTGAATGTAGACCAGCTTATCGACCACTTTAGGCGTCAGCTTTGTCGCGTCGACCTGCACCGTCGTTGTGTCTGGCGTCGTCTTCGTGACAACCGGTGGCGCCTGCGTCGGAATGCCCAGCCACAACAGCAACATCAACAGCACCGAGACGGTCATGACCAACGCCGCGAGTTCCTCGGCCATGCGGAGGCCAATCGTCGCCACGAGTCCGGCCCACAGTTTCTTAACGTACCCCATTACTCACCCTTGATGCGCTTCATCGAGCGCGATCCGAACCAGAATCCAATCACAGCCGCGAACAAGCTGGCACTGTCGGCGTCCCAGATCGCTGGCAGCAAGACCACAACCGAGAGATTTTCCAAGAGCAGGCCTTTGATCAGCCCGCTCATCTTGACGGCGAAGAAGAGACCGAAGAAGAGATACGTCACGATCGGGCGGACGGTCCCCTTCATAAACTCCAGAATCGCCTCAATCCTTGACGGCGGTGGCTCGTCATCCACGAGCGTCAGCGCCGCCGTCAGCGCCGCCGTCTGCGCGTTAATGGCCTGGGTAATCGCCGTCGCCGCCTGCGTGATGTGCGCACCGTTCGCATTCGCCGCATTCGCTTCGGCGTTCATCGCCTGCACGAGGCTGGCGTTCATCTGGGCCAGCTTGTCCTTGCTCTCTAGCCGCTGCCGGATAATATCCAGCACGGTCGGGAGGATTGAGGCGCCGAACCCCAGACACGCGCCAACGGCGGTTCCCATCCAGCTCATTACTTGATGCCTGCGAAAAACAATTGCCGCCCAACCTTCAGCGTCGGCTGCTGACCCTTCGCCCATGCTGGCGGCTTCAGCTTATACAACGCCTCGGTCACGTAGTGCGTCGACCCTTGCACGCTATCTGGCAGCGTCCCGTCGACCACCTCTAGGGCGATATGCAGGCAGCCTTCAATCGTGCTATCCAGTAGGCCGCTCGCCAGCTTCTGTCCTTCATGAATAAGCGCAAGATAGTCGGCCTGCCCTGCGCTCTCCTTCCAGCACGAGAACTGCCACGGCGCCAAGCACACCGCTCGAGCCGTCGGACCAAACCGCTTCGCCTTCACGCGATTCACAATCACGCTGGCCACGGCTTCCAGGCCCATCTGGCCCTCGCCTCTCGCCTCACCGTAGAGCGTCAGCGCGACAATCTCGTCGTCGGTGAGCTGCGCGATGAGATCCTGATCACTCATTGAAGATCACGTTCTGCACGCCGTCGAGTCCGGGCTCGACCTTGAACTTCAGCTGCGACGCCAAGCGATTCAACAGCGCCGGGCTCACGGAATAGGCCGCATGCCCACGCTTGGTCTTAAACTGGACGCCGCCAGCCCGTAGCGCATTCACCAGCTTAATGGTCCGGTCATGGCGCGGAAGTGTGGTCATATCAAGAGCTGGAGGAAACGTCACGAAGGTGCTCATTTAGCCGCCTGTACAGATTGGTCGATGTTGAAGAAGACTTCAGTCGCCGCCACCATGAGGTCGCCAGCGCTTCGGTCGTTACGGATCGTAAAGTCAAAGACTGCGTGATCGATATCCACCTCTGAGATGTCGTCGGCCGGTCGGTCGTCGGCGACGAACAAGGAGCCGTCGTCTTTGTAGCGCACCACGCGAATCGTGTAGCCACCGACGGAGTGAATAAAATTCAGCTCGTTCCGCATCCGCACATCGGAAACGACGGCGTAGCGCGGCCGCACTTCGTCTACCCAGTGATACAGCGCGCGAATCCAGACATCCGGATCTTCATCACGCTTCTCTTTGCCGATGCGCTGAAGCAGCGCCCCGTCCTTCTTTGTCATGCCATGCACGACACGACAGTGCGCCTTTAGCTGATCGCCGAAGGCAAAGCGCTTCGCCTTGCTGTAGCGACTCACGATCGCCTCGGCCACCGTGTCTTTCCCGTGCCTCGCCTTATTCCCGATACCTATGAACGTCGTGCCTGGAATCGGTGCGTAGTTATTCATCGGGCACCGTGTAATGCGCCGTCCCGATTAAGCCTTCCTTCGCGTCCCACACGTAGGCCTCCGCGCCACGCAGGTTGCCGACATAGAGATTCTCACTATGCCACGCGTCCGCGCTACAGAGCGCCGGCGAGACCCGGACCTTGACGCCGTGAAACTCGGTGACGCGTGACTGGTGGATATGACCGACGTGTGCCTCACGATACTTGGTCGAGCCAAACATCGCGGGCTGCTCGGTCGCCATCAGGAGCGGCCAGTCCGGCGCCTTGCCTTTGTCACCGTGAAAGAACAGCAGCATGACCTGCCCGTATTGAACGTACTTGCGCGGATTCGGCTCATTGCGGACGTGCACATGCGGTGTCGCGTGGTAGTAGCACTCCAGCGAATCGCCGAGATGCCAGACACCCAAGCAATCGTGATTCCCTTGCACCATGATCACTTCGACGGGCGCGAGCTGCATCAGCTTATTGATGGCTCGCGTAATCATCCGGCGACCAGCGATAAAGCTTTTCTGGTAGCGCGAGTCCGTGTCGAGGATCGTGCCGCCGGTCGTCGTGCCCTGCTTGGTATCGGAATGGAAGAAATCATTCCCAACCGGCAGATAGACACGGTCAAATTTGTAGCTGCTCGTGCGTTCGATGAGGGCGTCTACCGCCGCGTCAAAGACCTGCTCGGCAATCTTCGTGTCGTAATTCGCGCCTCCGGTTTCCTCTGACCACGCTAGTTTTCCAATGTGCAAGTCCGGGATCGCAATCTCCAATGCGCGCCCGGTAGACTTCGTAGGCGTTTTGACTTTAACAGACGGAACCTTGGCTTTGACATCGGCCTTCAGAGCCTCTATCTCCGCTTTGATTGCAACCATCTCCACGCGGCGCCGCAGATTGGCCTTAACTTGGAATTGCCCTTCGCCGGCCATCTGCCAGCTGTTGGCGACCCACTTATCGACCTGCCAGGTCTGCGTGTCGATGTTGCATACACGAATCAGATCGTCCAGCGTCTTGACCGGCTCGCTGGTCGACATGACGATTTCGCATTCGTTCCCTTCGACCTTAAGACTCTCCGTGGCGCCTCGCCGCTTTCCTCCGGCACACGACGCACATTGTTTGGACCGCCGTTGTTTCTGTTCGCCGCAGGCGCAGAGATCAAGTGCGACTCCGCTGCGGCTCGCTGTAGTAGTCAATCGTCGCTTTCTAGGACAGCTGAAGATATCGCTTCAGGGTCCGAAATTCGTGCTCGCCAACTTCGCGCTCAACGAGCTGCTGCAGGCCGTCCCGCCAACCACCACGCGGTTCGACGTCCGCTTGGCTAATCATCAGGAGCAGCATCGCCATCTGATCTTGGCTTATCTTGACGCCATCCCACGTCTCGCACGTCATACTGACCTGGATACCGTAGAGCTTGGAACCACGCAGGTCGGTCTCGAAGAGCGTCTGCTCGGTCATGTCTTCGCCGCGCAAGTCTCGGTTCGACAGATCCTTCGCGGTATACTCACTCATTGCGTAACCATGATACACAGGTTATGTGTGGGTTGTATGCCCACAAAGTGTCATGGCTTCTTGTGCGGGTGCAGCACGTAGTGGATGGCGCTCTTGGTGTGATGCTTGACCCAGCGCAACCCGACAACGGTCTCTCCGCCGATCCAGACGACACCGGAGATCGCGATGATAATCAGAAGCGTACGCGGATCAACCATGACTTAGACCTCAAAGGTAATCGAGCCCTGCACGTCGGTGTTATTCGTCGAGGCTGCGAAGTTGGCACGATCAAGCCGCTGGATATTCACGGTCGTGCCACCGGTCGCGACAGACATCGTCCCGACCACGCGCGTACCGTTGTCGGAGATCACGCAGGTATCGCTCATATCCGACTTCGCGGTGAGTCCGTTCGGAATCGCCACTTGCAGGGTCGTGTTCGGTGTGCCACCAACGGTGGTGGTCTGGAGGTTCAAGAGAAAGTCCATCGTGCTAACGTTCTGCGTCCACCGCGACGTCACGACATCACCGGCGCCAACCGTCCACGTCATTGCGCCATTCGCGGTATAGTCGCCACCGGAATAGGTCGTGGTCGTAAAGGCTCCCGGCGCGGCTACGCTAATCGTCACCGTCTGGCCAGTCCCGAACAGGTTCAGCAGGTTATACATGTTCACAAAGGCCGTAAAGCTTCCGACGTTCGCGGGATTAGGGATATCGATTGTCATGAAGCCAGCCGTTAAGAGCACGGCGACGCCCGTGCCGAGGATCTCGTGCTGCAGGCCATTGCCTTGGTAATAGATCGGTCCATTGGCGTCAGTCTGCTGCAGCCGCATCCCGTAGTAATCGGGGTCTCGAGGAATCGGAATCACGACGCGAATGCGCTGGCTTGAGACGTCGCCCGTCACGCCAGACATGACGAAGGCGTTCGCGGTGGGACAGGCCACACGGACAAAGGCGCTACGCTTCGAATACTGGCCGCTCGAATTATACGGCCGGATGAAGTACCGCAAGTCGCGCTTGACACGCGTGAACGTATGCGTCGTCGCATGGAAGCGCGCGATGTACGTCGGCGAGCCCCAGCCGGTGTCGTCCTCGCGGACCTCGTAGTTTACGACATCCGCCGGAATACCGGTCTGCGCTAATTGGACCGCGAAATCTGTCGCCGTGATACTGGTCACCGTGCAATCCAGCACATCGGCCGGATACGGATACGACTCGTTAATCACTTCCAGTGTTTCAGCGACCGTATCTGCGATGACTGGATTATCAAGGCTGCTCTTGCGCTTCAAGATCAGGTTGCGGATAACGATATCAAAACGGTTAATGGGTCCGAACCCGAGCTTAATGTTATAGGCGCCATTGCCAAGAAAATCGCTGGAGACCTGCTGGATGCTCAACAGTTGATCGATCTTGTCTCCACTCGGCAACTGGATGTAGCATGGCACGCGGTCGCCAGGCCATGGCCAGAAGCGCAATTCGGTCTGGGTGCCGACCACCGCTTGAAACGAATACGTGCCTTCGTAGCGAGGCGTGAGTGCGTCGTTCATGGTCGCCTGCGCCAGCGCAAGACATTCAGTCGAATTACGTGGCGTTGGCGTGGTATCTCCCACCCGATAGATACGCTGACGGACGCCGTTGTCTCTGTAGCGTTCAGTCTCAAGCGCAATCGACGCCGTGGACTTTACGCGTGCACTCGACGGCTGCTTGCGATAATACGTCAAGGCGATAGAGGAACCGGCCTTGGGCACCGTGACCACATCGCTATGCGTAGAAGACCCGCGCGTGTAATGCGCCAGCACTTGCGTCGGCGTTAGCAGGATATTGTTATAGATCGCGATTTCGTCAAGGTCGCCGTTGAAGAAATTGGCGGCCGGGAGACTGTTCACCCATAAATCCTTACCGATATACCACGGCGACGACTTCGCCGTTTTCGACTGGGTAATCGTATGATCGATGACGCCGTCGATATAGATGTGAGAGTTATTAGAACCTCCGACATCTATTGCCCACACGACATGATGCCATCGACCATCGTTGAGGCCGGTACGTGGCGAGGTGTGGAGGCCCATGTCGTTGGACCCGTAACTAATCTGGCCGCCTGCCACAGACAGAAAATCACCAAGCGCCGCCACGTCTCGGTTGGAAAAGATAAACTGGTTCAGCGCGCTGGTCGTCTTGAACCAGCCCTCAAACGAACAACGGTTCGACGTCAGCATGGCCGCGCCAGTAATAAACGACGTGCTGCCGTTGAAGGTATTCGCGGTATCGTCGTCACTGCTGAGGGCGCCAGTCGCGCCAGATGTAACCGATGTCGCCGTACCGTTATGGCCGCCGCCTGAGGCATCGGGCCGATTCGATCCAGAGACCTCGCCGAGACGCCAATAGGCGGTAGGAACGTCCCCCAGCACGGTATTGCTATACGACACCGGATTACCCGGCGTCGAATACCACGACAACGTTCCATTGCCGTCGATACTAGTTGGACTGGTATTCGGGTCGGCCGTCAACGTCGCGCGGCCGCCATCAAGGGCGGAGCCGAGCCGCACCGGCTTATTATTCACAAGCAGGATGGCCTGCTGTGGCCGTCGTATCGACAGATAATTCGTGACGTAATGGCAATCGAACGGCGTTGTCGCCACGTAGAACATGTAATCGGCCGGCTGCGCCGTGAACGCGTTCGCATTTACGACCGTCGAGGTTGTAAAAACGTTATTGACATCATCGTTATTAATTTCATCGATCTCCCACGTCAGATAGACATTAGGAGACGTGGCCTGGTCGATGATATATGTAGAGCCCGTCGACGGCTGAATGAATCCCTGCGCCGCAGATTTCCGATCAATACCAATCGTTCGCCGTAGGATGTAATGGCGCGTCAGGACAATGCCGTAGGCCGCAGACGTAATCTGCCCAGCCGGTCCAACCGGGATGATGCGCTTGTTATTGATATCGAGAAACCAGCCGTTCCAGAGGTCGGCTAGTTTGACACGTTCATCCGTATAGAGGCCACCGATGTAGCCGGTTCCGCTCGGCGACGGAGGGAAATAAATCTCACCGTCCCGAAGCGTCACGACACCGCTCATCTCGATCGGTTTGCGAGCGCGCAGATAGACGGTCCCGGTATCGGCGCCTGGGCCGCCAATAATGTTGAGCGCGCCGTTAAAGGCCTGGAGATAATCTGCGCCGGTATCGGCCTCTTCCCAAATACTCGTATCCAGCTCATTGGTAAAATCGTCTTCAATGAGCGCGTATTCTGTAACGCCATACGGATCGAACGCCAGCTTATGCGCGCCTTGGAATCCGTCAGAAACGAAATGCTCCCTAATAACGTCGGTCGGCTCATCAAGGCCCATGACGGTGACATCATTGAGAATGTCACGCGACACATGCTTCATGTCGAGACTACCTGGCACGTACCGTGGATCCTGCTCATCGATTGCCAGCAGATAGAGCGGATCTGACGAATGCGTGACGATGTTTTCTGGGCCATAGAAAAAGACGCGGTCCAGCATCCAATAGACAAAGCCATCCGCCTTCGCGAAGTCCGCCGCCACTTCCGACCAGCGCTTGGTCGTATCGACCTGATAGATCTGCTCGGTGCCTCCATCAAGGACCGGCGTCATGTTGAACGGAAAGTCGTAACTGTCCGTGAACATCTCATTGATGAGGTCTTTGAGAATGAACCCGCGCGTCTTGTTGACGTAGGTCTTCTGTGGCAGCTTCTTGGAATTCGCGAGGAACTCTTCGGATGTGCAGTTGACGTGGTATTGCCAGACCTCTGCGCCCCCAGCGCCGACTCCAAGAAAAACAGGATCCGGATCTTCAGTGACATAGCCAGTCCACACTATGCCGTCCTGCAAGAGCGAATGCCGCTTCTCGAATGTCGTATCAAGCATGCGAACGTACGCGCCACGCTTGGGGACTACCCACGTGATGTCGGTAACGCCGGCCTGCTGGAGCCTGAAGTCAAACAGCGACGGCTCATTCTTGGTATGCGAATAGAACTGTCCGGCATCCTGCAGATGCGCAGTATAGTCTCGCTCGCCAAACCCGTCACGGTTATCTAAATAGAGTATCTGCGACAATTACTTGTCCTTCTTCGCCCTCAGGTCTGCGCGTAGTTCATGAACTTCGCCGATGAGTTCGTCTAACTTCCCGCCAATTGCATACATGTCATTGATATCTTTTTGATGATCGTCGATCCGCTTCTGTTCTTCGACGAGTTTATCTTTCAGATTCGCAATCTCTGTATTTTGTATGGCCACCTTTCGCCACGTGTAGAGCGCCGAACTGCTGGCGCCCAGCATGGCTGGGATCACCATGCCGACGACAACCTGCCTAAATAGGGCTTTCATGCTAAGTCCTTATAATGTCGCGATGTCGACGGGCCCACTACCCGGTACAATCCACTGGTCTTTCCAATAACCTGAGCGCAGGCGCAAAGGCAACGGGTCGGCAGGGTTGGGGTCGAACTCGACATCGTAGATAACTCCATTGGACGGAGCTATGTAGAGTGAAATATTTCCAGAACCTGGGATGCTATAGGATACGGTTGCTGTTCCTATAACATCGCCACCGTTCTGGATGAACGAACGAGGCGTTAAGTAGAGAGCGCCAGATGTGACTTTGGCGCCGGTGCTCGCGTTATAGATGGATCCGGCAATAATGACACGATTGGGTTTAGCTGTGGTTAAATCGGCAGCGGTCGTAACTCGACACTGCGCTATAGCTGCCAGAGAAACATTGGACAGAACAGCTGCGCCCTCACCGAAGTAGGGCCTGCCGAAATAGTGCGACCCAAACATGGACCTTAGGCCATCACGACGAACTGGCCCAGCAGCATCAGATCGGCCGGAGAAAGTTCAAACGTCGCAGGAAGCATCGACAAGTCGAGCGGCTCGCAATCAAGGGTCACTTCGACGCTGGCCAACTCGTTCAAGCGGCGAACGTATTCGCCCATGTTCGCATCGGTGACGGTAATCTGCTCGCCCTGCTGGAGGCCGAGTTCCTTGATCGACTTATCACGCTCCTCGTACCACAGCTCAAGCTCCTTACCGACGGTTCGGCAGATGCGTCCGACGCTATACGATGCCTTCACCGGCATCGCGCGCTTAGCGATATCTTTGAGCGCCTTTTCTGCTGACACGATCTCTCCGAGCGTAACCTTCATCTGTACTATTGTCCTTTAACGTTATGGCGTTTCGTAAACAAGAAAGACATCGAATTGGGCGCCCGTGGCCCATGTGAACGGCCCAGTAGCATTGGTCGTTGTCGCCGCGCCGCCAGTATCGTTGATAAACTGCACGCGCGTCGCGTCGAACAGTAATGCCCGTCCACGGAAGAATTGGGTGCCGCTGTACATCTCTGCGTTGCCGAGCACCATGCTCGTAAGCGAATTAGTGTTGTTATAGGGTAGCGTGAGCAGAACAGCGCCTGTAAACGCTGAGGTGCTCCCGAAAATAAACCACGCATGCACAAACACCGTCTTCCCGATCTTGGTGTAGTGCATGACACTCGTGCCATTTCCAACTGTTACGTTTCCCCAAGTGGGGGTTGTGGATGTCCATTCGCCTTGCGCAGAAGCATAATCGGATCGGAAAAATGCCGTGGCGCTGGCATTCCCGCTGACAACAGTGTCGCATTGAATCTCGCATTGCGTCGCAGAAACAATCACGTGCCCAGATGAAGCCTGTATGATGACCTGAGAAGCGCCTGAACTCGCCGTTACATCGACGAGGGCAAATGCGGCGGTACCGCTCCCGGCATAACTGGACTGAAGGAGAATTTCGCACACACGACTACCGGTGCCGGTAAACTTGCTTTGCAATATCAGATTTCGATAGCTGCTGCCATCTTCAGATCCGCCCAGTCCGAAAAATCCGTTCGCAGCAGTAAAGCGATAGGCGTTACTAGTCGAGAATGTGGTGCCTGTCACACTCGGGACAATAGTGATACCAGTGCTATCAATAGTGGTATTAACTGACACAAGCGTTAGATTGGTGCCGTCCCACGCGAGTCTGTTCCCAGCCGGATCGCCGACGCGCAGCTTGTAGACCGAGGAGTCTTTACCAGTCCAAACACCAACGCCAGTGCCATAGGCTGACGGCACTGGGCTGCCCAGCGCAATAGACGGCGCCGCATGATCGATCTTGACTGTATTTGTCGAACCGTCCCACAGCAGAATATCGATCCCATGCAGTTCGAAGGCGGTACTGCTGGCCCTTAGGAACCGGCCGCCCGTACTCGCATAGGCCCCAGCCAAGAGTCCGTATTCGCCATTCGTGCCTGTTAGGCCGCGCAGATTACCCACGCGCGTCCGCACCGTCTTGTTCGCCGCCACTGGCGACGTCGCCCATGTCACCACTTGCGAATAGGGAGCATTCGTGCCGTTGGTCCCATTGATCAGAATAGTGCCGGTCGCTGGCGTTGCCGGTGATCCGCTGACGGTATACGTAAACACCGTGCCACTGGTCACGGTCACCGTGAACGTGCCGTTATACTGCGACTGCGTGGCACCGCTGACCTGGACGGTGTCGCCGGTCTGGAAGCCATGAGGCGAGGTTGTCGTAGCAGTAGCAGTCGTGCTGGACCGCGTAATACTCGTCGTGTTTAGGGTGCCGTCGTTGGTCTCGACCTCCCAGTAGCCGTTGCCAGATACGCCATAATCAAGGGCGAGACTCTTAGCCGAAACAGTTGTCAGCGTCGCCGTCGACCCGCCATCGGTCCCAAGGTTCCTAACGAACGTCCAATTCTGCGTTCCTGCTGGCGAGGTATCCGGCGCCGTGACGACACCAATGCAATCACCAACGGTCAGGCCGCCACTTGAACGCGTAAACGACCGGAGCACGACCATGTCGCCAGCTTGGAACACCGGCATGTCAGGCGCACTCGGCAGGTCTTCGACAGAGAGCGTCCGCGCGCCTTGCGCGATGATCGTGCCAGTTGCTGGCGTTGTCGGTGACCCGGCGACCGTATAGGTAAAGTGCGTGCTGTCCGTCAGCGTAATCGTAAAGATGCCGTTATAGGCGCTCTGGACGGCGCCACTAATCTGGACAGAATCGCTATTAGAGAACCCGTGCGCCGTGGCCGTTGTGACAGTCGCCGTGGTACCAGAACGCGTAATGGACGACACCGAGGCGCCAGGCGACGGCACCGAGAAGCTGGCGCTGACAACTGCGACAGACTTAGTAATGGTCTGGCCGCCCGCCAACGCCTGCTCAAGATCCGAGATGAATCGCTTCACCGTTAGCTCGTCCGCATAGATCGTGCGCACATCGACGTCGCCGGACAGTGAGATATTCCAGCTCGTGGTGCGGGACGCATAGGTAGAACCCTTCGCGTTCCCACTGATGGTAATATCAGTTGCGACATCCACAGAACCGGTAAAGCTGGCCGCAGACGAGATGGTCTGACCATTGATCGTGTTACTTACCGTTAGCGTCGTTCCAACCGCCACCGAGCCGGTGAAGTTGGCTGCGCTGCTAATGGTCTGGCCATTCAGCGTGCCAGTGAGCGCTATGTTACCAGTAACAGCGGCGTTGCCAGTAACAGCGAAATCGCCTGTCGCCGTCGTTGTCGCGCCGACCTCGCTGATATTGCTATCGCCGAGCGTGACATGATCGACCCACTTAGCATGCGTACCAGCCGTACCGGATCCGACTGCGCCTGGAATACCGGGCGTGAAGTTTGGGGCGCCACGAAGCGCTGGAATAAAGGAACCAATGCCCACCGATGCAAGGTTCGGCACTTCCCAGTAGTTCCGCCAAAAGCCATCCTTCTGAGACGGTGGCTTCGAACCATCTGTCGGATCCGGATCGAACTCGACGTAGTACGCAACATTCGACGGATAAGCTCCAATAGTCGCATAGACGTTGTGGTCGAACAGCGTCGCCACCGAAAAGTCGTGCACGATCGTAAACGGCGCGACCTTCGTCCCGTCAACAGAAATGATATCCTGCTGCAACTGTAACGACAGCTTTCCCTGCGCGACGACGACACCAGTCGCCGTGTAGAGATTCCCGAAGATTCTCGTAAGGGTCGACATTACAGATTGAAGATTTGAATCTTGTTCGGCACGCCGTTAATCAGGACCGTGATGTATCCTGCCGACGAGCCGGCCGATCCAGCCGTACCAGTAATCGGGATGTAGGTCTGCGTCGGCGCGCCTCGGAGCGTGGGCGTAAAACTGCCAAGCGTGACCGAAGCGGTATTAGGAACGACCCAGTAGTTAGACCAATAGCCAGCCTTCTGCGACATCGGTTTCGTGAGGTCGGTAGGATCTGAATCATACTCCACGCGATACGCCACGCCCGCAGGCGAAGCGCCGATGGTCGCGTACACGTTGATATTCACAACGCCAGATGTCGCTACAAGATCAACGGTCGTTACGGTCGGAGCGACCTTTGTGCCATCCACCGAAATGATGTCCTGCTGGAGCGTCACGTAAAGCTTGCCCACATTCAGAACTGATCCGGTGGAGCTATAGAGCGTGCCGACGATATTGGTGAGGGTTGCCATTAGCTGAGAAACTGCCTCTCAAAGGCCGAGAATGCATCAGGCGCCTGCTTCGGCGGACGTCGTCCATCGCCCGGCGCAGGCTTGTCGTTGCCACCATTGCCGCTCCCTGGCCCGGTCGGAGGCGTCGGCGTCGTGCTGCCAGTTGTGGGAGCAATAATGATATCGCCGATCTGGACGTTAATCTGCGGGAAGCCTGGAGGCGCATTGAACATCGGCTCGCCATTGGTCACAATGGCGTCGACCAACTCCTTCACCTGCTGCCATTGCTTCACCTTGGCTTCGGCCTGCTGAATCTGAATCTCGCCGCGCTTCCGTTCCAGCTCAAGATCGTTCCCGGTGATATCGAAGATCGAGCCTTCGACGCCGGCAATGCGCTGTGCCACATCCAGTCGAATATTATTCAGCTCAATCTGGTGCTGCGTGGTGGCAACCTGCTTCGTCAGCGCGGCTTCCTGCTTATTCAGCGCCGCGAGCTTATCGGCATACTGCTGGTTCAGATCGGCCTGCTGCTGCGTAAAGTCGCCCGTGGCCGAGTTCGCATCGGCCAGCTGCTGCTTGAGATCGTCCAGCTGGGTCTGCGCGTCCGTGCGCACTTGAGCGATTTCGCGCGCCTTCTGCTGCGCAATCGTTTCCTGCGCCTCTAGAATCCCGCGCTGCCGGATGGCGGTTTCGTCGTCGGCCGCTTTCTGGATGACAGCCGCGATCTGCTTCTCAATGTCGAGAATCTTTTTCGCGTTATCAGCGCGGCTCTTGTCCAGCTGCGCCTGCGCCTTCCCTTGGTCGATAATGTCCTGCTTCGCCTGCGCCTCCAGCTGCTGCTTCTGGTCGGCGAGATCGGCCAACTGGCTATACAGGTCGGACTGCTGCTGAATCAGGTCGAGCACATTCTGTGCATCCTGCAACGCCTGCGAGTTAGCGTCCATTAGCTGCGACTCATAGGCCGCCTTCGCTTCGACTAGCGTCTCTTCGTAGAGCTTCTTGACGTCGGCGAGCGCCGCCGTATACTGTTGCGAAGCCTTGCCGTAGAGGCCGGCCACGGCATCAAGGTAGTCGTTGACTTCAATGGACAGCTGCATCAACTGCCGCGCGAAGTCGGCGAACGGACCCGTGCCCAACAAGCTATCCTTCAGCTTGTCCTTGAACGACTTGATTTTGTTGTTGAGTTCGTTAATGGTCTGCTGGATCTGCTGGTCGAACTGCGGCAGCATATCCTTGAGCGCCGACCGGCCGGTTTTGCTCTGTGAATACTTGTCGACGGCCGCCTTCCGGGCCGCTTCCAGCGCGGGCAGACTCTGGCCAATCGTAATCGTGCCGGCCGCGAGTTCATCCGTCACGCCCTTGATCGACTTCGTCATGTCGTCTTTGGCCTTCTGGACCGCCCGCGCATAGAGCGCCGACGCCACCGCAATGGCTGTCGATGCCCCGAATGTTATCGCTCCCAGTCCGGCGGCACCAATACCAAGCGCTTTCGACGTGCTGCCGTCGGCGTTCTGTTTGTCCTGCATTGGCGAGAAGCCAGAGAAGAACCCACCAATGCCGCCTCCAGCATTGCCCGCCTTGGCCGCCATATCCATCCACGACTTAATCATGCCACTGATCTGCGAGGCGCCAGACGTGGCCTTAGAAATCAGGCCGACAAATGTGCCGAGGCCAGAGTTCATGTAGTCGAAGACGCCAGCAAACTGCGCGGTCGCCGCCATGGCCTGATTAAAGGCTTCGACGGCCTGCGTATTAGTGTAGAGCGTCTGCCCGAGCGTGACGTTCTCGTTCTTGAGCTTCTCGATTGCTGCTGTGACTGCAGCGATCTGCTCCGGATCCAGCGTTGTCCCTATGAGCGCCGCTAGCGCTTCACGCACCGTCAGCTGGGCCTGCAGCTGTGAAATCTCAGCGTTGTTGAGCTGAATCTGCTGCTGATGCACCACAACGGTGCCCTTGATCTGGTCGGCTAACGTAATCTCGCCGCGCTGGTACTTATTGTCGAGGACCGCCAAATCTGACTGCACTTGAGCGCGCTGGGCCTGAATATTCTTCAGCGCCAGTTCGGCATGCGTCAGATCCTGCACGAGCGGAATGGCGTTCTTGATACGCTGCGTTTCCGCATCAGGGCCGATCCCGAGCTTGGCCTGACTATTCTGGATACCGGCGAGCGCATTCTGAAGCTGAGACTCCTGCGTCGCGCCACGATTGCCGAGCGTGCCAGAAATAAGACTATTCGCCCGCGCCTTCTCGGCGATCAGCTCGTCTGTGATGCGCTGCTGATGCGCAAAGGCCTCATCGCCGACCTTGCGGTCCTTGTCCCGTGCGTCTGCATTGATCTTGTTCTGACGGTCGTTGAACTCGGCCATCTTCTTGGTCGAGTCTTCATCCAGCTTCTCTACATTTGTCGCGGTCTTCTTCTTCTCGTCGTACCACTTCATGTAGGTCGTCTGTTCGATATTCAGCCACATCTGCGCGACGCGGACGCGCTGCGCTTGAATATCGTCGGACTTGGACGCGAAATCTTCATCCGACACGAGCGCCTGCTTATGCTCGCTGTCGAGATCTTTCTGGGCCTGATCGAGGAGACGCAGGTTATCAGCTTCGCCGACGCGATACTTCGTGTCGTCAAAGGCTGGCTGCTTGGGCGGCGGTCCAGGGATGGGCTTCGGCTCGATCGTGTGATCGATATTCGCGGCCTCACGCAGGACCGCCAATGCCGCCTCGTCCTCGGCGAACTTCTTCGCGGCCGCATGGATGGCAATGAAGTTCTCGGCCGTTTTATTTGTCGTCTCGTTCAGCGCGTCAATGGCATCCTTGAATTTCGACGCATTCTCAGACGGCATCAATAGGTTCCTGATGTCGGCGAGTGTCGCCCGGAGTTCAGACGCCTTCTGATAATTCTTCTGCGCCAGTGCCTGATCGATCATGGACGTCAGCTGATTCGTGGCCGCGTGCGCAGACTGCGCCGTCGTAATGCCATACTTCTGGCCAAGCATCGACAACTTTCGATCCGAGATAGCCGTAAACTGCTGGGCGCCGGACTCGATAGTGTTCGCGTCCGTCGAGTTCAGCAGCTTCGATGCCGCCAACTGCGTCCGGCCGAAGTCGCCGGTCCCGAGCGAGTCTAGCGACGAACGCGTGGCGTCGGCTTCCGTCTTGAGGCGCATGACCCAGTCGATGAGCATGCCGATACCGGCGACGGCCGCGCCTACGACCGTGGCGGTACCCAATGCGCGCACGGACAGACCAAATGCCGTCATCGACGTCGTGGCCGTTGTGCTGCCTTCCACTAGCTTGGTTGTGGCGCCAAACAACGATGTAGCGAGTCGGCTAAATAATCCACCGCTGGCAGCAGCGGCAATCATGGCAGTATTGAACTTCGAGAACGCCGCAGCGACGAGCAGGACAATTGGTCCCAGCGTCGACAATACCGAGAACATCTCGCTATGCCGCGAAACAAATTCGGTAACAGCGATAACGGCTTGGGCAACATACACGCCCAGCTGCACGATAGACTTTGCGACAGTCGCAAGTCCCAGCACAAACGCCGGCGCATCGCGACCAGCTGTGGCCGACAACGAATGCCCAAAATCATCAAGCGGCTGTAATACTTCAGCTGCCGCTGCCTTGAGTGTCTGAAGGAAGGACGCAAGGACAGGCGTGAATGTCCCGGTGCCTCCCACGAAGAGCTTGCCCTCGAGGAGACCGACAAATTGCTTGAACCGCTCGATGAACGGCTGGTCGATCTCCGCACCAATCTTGGCGAGGAAGTCCTGGAACTTCGCCGACATCGCCGTAAATGTGGTCTGGAATTCCGGACCAGCCGTCTCGACGAGACCCTGCAGCTTTTCTTGAATCTTATCGAAGAGGGCGGGCGTGTTCTTCAGCTGCGCCACATCGGCCGTGGAGAGGCCCAGCGCGCTGACCAGCGGATTCCGGGCCGGCGCACGACCCATCAGTAGGCCGTTAATCGACGACGCCAGCGTGTCGTCTGACATGCCAAGGAACTTCCCAGCCAACGACGCGTTCAGCGTCATCTTCTGGGCGTCCTCCAGCGACTTACCGTAGCGTGACGCCAGCGGCAGGAGGCGCTCGTAGAGATGCACCAGCTGCTCAGTCGAGCCACCGGTCTGGAGGGCCATCTTGGCGATGCCTGTCCACTGCTCCTTCGCGTCCGACTGCAGCGCATTCAGCCGAGCCGTGCCCTGCAGCTGCTTACCCTGCAGGTCGACGAGCGTGAAGTTTTCCGCAAGGATGCCCTGTAACCCAAGCGTTTGGGTTTCCTGCGCCTTAATGAATTGGGAGCCTGACGAGATCAGCGCCCCAATCGACTGCTCGATGGCCTGCGTGACGTCACGGATAACCCGGAAGACCAGCAGCCAGCGCAACGTCAGCGAGATCGACTGGAGAAGCGAGGCTCCGACGCCGTCCTGCGAGGTCTTGGTGCCCTGCGTGGCTACGGCAATGCGCTTCTGGGCCGCCTCTTCGGCTGCCAGCAGCTTCGCACGTTCAGTCTGGGCGGCCTTCGCGTCAGCGGCCGCCTGCTTTTCTGCGGCCGCGTTGCTAAAGCGACCAGAGCCGCCAAAGCCGAATGCGCCATTGGCCATGAGCGGACCGATCTGAGCAGCATTGCCGCCACGCACGAATGATCCATCGCCCATAACCGGGCCGATCCGAGCGTTCATCTTCTGAAACTCAGACTCCAGCGCCATGGTCTTTCTAACTTCTGTCTGGGTATCGATGAACGCCCGCCGAATCGCGTCAACGTACGTCTTGCTTTCGTACTTACCGGCACCGTTAATGGTCAGGTCATTAAGGTTCTGCGGGAGCGCGAGCTTCTGCGCCGACAGCTTTTCGTTTAAGAGCGACTGCGCGCCTGGCCCATAGGCCGAACCAAGGCGACTATAGCTAGCATGTAGACCATTGAAGATATTCTGAAGCCGATCTTGAAGCCGTTGCGCCATCGCCTCGGTAGTGGATTCAACCTGCTTCGCAGCGTTATTCGCGCCTGCCGTCATGCCCTTGGCGAGTTGCGCACCGATCTCTTGGCCGACTGTCGCAGCGGCCGGCCCGAGCTTATTCAGCGTGGCGATGATCTTGTTCGTGTTCGCGTCGAAGTCGTTCACCAGCTTCGAACCCAGCCGGTCGAAGCTCCGCGTAATCGTCAGCTGCAGGGCTGAAAATTGCGACGTATCGATCTTGACGACCAGCGCCTTATCGAAAGACTTCTGGAGCTTGTCGATGCCGTCGCTGATGTCCTTCAGCCCAGAGACGAGCTTGGAGGCATCTAATGTGGCCTTATAGACGACTTCTTTTGCCATTACTCAGCTGGCTCGATTCCCCACGCATCGCGAAGATGCCCAGCATCATCGGACAGCGCGGGCTCTACGTTGGCGTACTTATCTGCAGATCCAATGGGTGTATTGGCGCGAACTTCCTGTAGGACTGCAATGAGACTCACGTTCACGAGGTCGACGAGTGCCTGCCTATCCGGAATGTCGTCCGGCTCCAGCTCTTCAAGGATTTCCACCATACGGTCGCTGGCGTTCTGGATCGCGCGACGGATAAAGCCGCGCCCGGCAATGCCAGGGTGATAGACCACCTTACGGAACTGAACCGAGCCATCAGACGCAATGAACCGCAGGCTCTTTTTCCGGCGAGCCGCAATCGGATACGGGCTGATGTGGCCCTTTGAGGCCTGCGGAGCGTTAATGGGAGGATTCAGGACAATGGCATCACCGAAACCTGGACCGGGATCCTGGACGCGCGGACTGCTCCCGTACTCGAGGATGATCCAGTAACTATGGCCGGTAACGGTGAGGGAGCCAGAAATGGCTTTGGTATGGCCGGCGAATTCGCGCAGCTTGCGCTTCACTTCGGCGGGCCACATATTGGCACGCGACACTGGAAGGAAGATAATTGCCCCCTGCAGATCCGTCGCAGCCATTTATCCTCCGAGTCCAGACGCGAGATAGGCGGTATATTCTGCCGAGTTCAGCTCTTCGATGGGCTTACCGCAGAACGTTTCGCCCTTCGGGGGCGACTGATGCGGGGCGCGGGCGCGTTCCACGATGCGCAGCTTGGCGTCCGTGCGCTGCTTATTCACCCATGCCGCGTGATTGATCAGGATGATCTGACGCGGCGTCAGCTGACAGATGTCTTCGTATTTCCAGTGATAGCCCGATGCGAGGCTGTCGATGATAAGCGCAGTGTTCCCGAGATCGTCTATGCCGTAGCCCCGGTCGACACTGGCTGAATCGCCTGCTTCGTGTCCGGAGCCAGATTTTCGAGGGCCTTGGCGATCAACGGAAAAGCATCGGCAAACTCCTTGACGAGTTCGTTATGCTTGACCTGCTTCAGGACAACTTCCAGCAGCGGGTAGGGTCGGCGGGCGAGGCGCTTGATGTCCTCGATCTTGATGTTCTTGTCGCTGGCTCGCGCGCACAACCACACCATCTTGGGGAGTTCCTTGCCAGCGACCTTCAACAGCTCGACAAAGTCCAGCCCGGCCGGATCGAAGTTCAGGGCGATTTCTCCGCCCGACGAATTCAGCGAGACGGCGCCAGAGACCGCGAGGATAATGGGCCGCGCCAACTCCATGAACTCAAGGTAGGCGTCGTAGTCAAGATCGCGCATCTCAAAGGTGCGCGTCTCGCCGGTCTTGGGATTCGCAAGCGTGAAGGTGCCGATGGGATCGTTGCGCTTCGCAGCCGCGATGTCGGCCTGGGTGATTTCAGACATGAATCTTTCTATTGCACATTGTGCAAAACGCCGGGCCATCGGCGTCTTGCGGGTCTTGCCTTGCTCCGAACGAGCGGCCAGCGCTCAGGGAACGCCAGCCGCTATCTTACTAAAGAGGTCAGTCTATGACATAGACCGAGACGTACGCATCGACTGTCTCACCACCGGGCGTAAACATATACATGTCGGCTGAGACCTTCATGACGCGCGCGTCATTGGTCATATCGATTGACCAATTGAGCGAGGCCTTCTTGGAGTAGTGGATGAACTCCTTGCCGTCGACCTTATTGACTCCGTAGAAAAGAAGCGACTTCTCAACGACGTCGTCCTGGCCGAGGTGCAGCTTGCCACCGATCCCGCCGACTGCCGTGATCGAGAGACCCGACAGAATGGACATGGTATCGACGTCGTACTGCTCCAGCGTGAAGTCCGCTTTGCACGACTTGGCCATGCTGTACGATCCGCGCCGCACCTGCTCGATGCCGGTGTTGACGGGCTTCACGTCCTTGGTGTACGTGAGCATGACCTTGGAGTCCTGCACGATCCCCATGTCCGAGTAACCGGCCGGCGTCGCGCCGTTCAGCTTCGCTACGGGATCGGAAAACGCGGTGTTGGCGGCAGCGTAATAGACGCGCTCTGCCAGCACCGTACGGGTAGACGCGCCAGCCAGCGGCGGCTGGGTCGTCCAAGCATTAGTAGGCATTGTATTTTCCTAGATGCTGCATCACTGCAGCTGAAACTTGCTATCTGACGTGTCGAACATTGAAGGTCGCATTAAGGTGCACGCTGTGTCCGTCAGACCGCACCATGACAAAGTTCACGTCACGGCCGTCCCAGAATACGCTGCGTCCTACTGGCATCGGAGAAGCCGGGTTGGCCTCGAAATCCGATTCCCGCGCGAACTGTTCTTCAATGAGGATATCTCGCACTGTCTTGGCCCACCCCATCACGGTCCGCTCATCGTCGCCGATAAGATCGAGACTGGTCAGCAGACGCTCTTCGCTGCCTTGTTCGGTGTATTGAATCACCGACACATTCAGCTTATTCATCTGCATCAGATGGGATGTCGTATCGCCAGCGCTCTTATGCACCCAATTCACCGGCGGCGAGCCGGCCAATTCGGAGTTGAGATAGCTGATAAAGCTATCGCTGGCAGAAATCATTAGTTCACCGCTCGAGCCGTCACCTGCCATGCGGCAACGGTTTGATCAAACGCAAAGGGTTCATACTTGATGATCTTTAGCACTTCGTCGCCGTAGACCAGCATCCCGGTCTTCAGCGTGTCCTCAGGTACGGCGCCAGAGAAGATCAGGCGATAATCGCCCAACTGCAGCGTCCCGGCGCTATCCGCTACATCACTTGCCGCAATCAGCTCAACGACCGGCTGCGGGTCACAGACGACATCGTCGCTGCTCACCAAGCCGCCTACGCCAAGCAGTGGATTGCCGCCCGTTCTCGAGACCGTCCTGATAGAGACCGTCCGAGACGTCGCTGTCACCCGCTTCAGTAGCCGAGTGACTTTCGATTGCAGGGCCGGCCCGCTCGCCATTACGCGCGCTCCACCCGCGTCGTCGGACGCAGATAGGGGCGCATAAGATCAAGTGCAAGCGGCGCAATGAACGTCCCGTTGGAACGGTAGTCCACACGCGAATGCACGGGTCCGGCGGAAATCGATTCCGTTCCAATGCCGGTTAACTGAGTCGCAATGGCCGCCTCGTCAACCGTGAGGAGATGAATCGCCTGCTCACACTGCGCGTCCTTGACCGGCTGAGGGATAAACGCATGATCCCCAGAGTCAATGTCGATGTTGCGTGGAAACTGGAGCCACTGGAATTCCATCTGCTTATGAATCGTAATGTCATAATTATTGATGGCGACCAGGGCGACGGGCATGGCGCCAAAGCCAAGCTCCCGATCCAGCACGCGCAGCGTATCGAGCATCTGCGTTGCGCGCATCAGTACGTTCTCTTTCTGCGTAGACGACAGCGCCGACCATGCGGTGGCCTTCGCAATCGAATAATGATTCGCAAAAAAAGTATCCGCGTCGCCCACTGTGACGTAGGAATTTGCGGTTTCCGCACCAATGGTTGCGTTAAGTGCCATGTTGCCTTTGCTTATCTAACGTTAGATAACGTCCGATTCCTGCAGAATGCGATAGACCGTCTCCGGCACCTTGACTTCAACGCCCTTCATGATCTGGTAGTTGTAGCCATTGATACCGACGATTTGATAGGGCAGTTCGCCCTTTTTCGCTGCCGGAATCCGAATAGCAAACTTCGGCTGAGCATCCAGCATGTCTTTGGTCTTCGCGTAAATACTCTGCATGAAGGACGGTGTGACCCGCTCTTCGGCGGCAGACTTTTCTTCTCTAGCCAAGATAATTTCTCTCCTGCACTCACCGACCGGAGGTCATCCGGTCGGTGGCACAATTACGTATCATTACGGGGTGACGGCGTGTTCGATACGGAGGATAGCGAGTTCCTGCAGACGAACCGCAGTGAAATACGCCTTCCAACCGCTCGTCGACCGCTGGTTGAGCGGATCGTTGCCGTTGACGCCCGGGCCCTTGATGATGTTCTCGACACCCGACGGGGTGACCAGACCATACGCATCAGCGCCGAGAATCAGCGTGGCATGCACGTCGATACCGGCCGCGCCGGCGCCCGTGTAAACCTTCGGGTTATTCGAGAGGATGAACCGCACCTCGTCAACCGCGCCGATTTCATACGGCAGGGCGTTGCCCGACTGCGTGCCGTACTGTTCGACCGGGACGAACTGGGTAATCCCCTTGAGGTCATAGACCGCCGAGGGACCGACGATACCGACATACGCCGGCGCGATCGGCTTGGTGCCGACGCCCGTCGACGCATTCAGGATCGAGGTCAGCTTCTGCACCTTGTTGACCTGCATCGTCCGCACAGCCTTACGGATTTCCGTAATGTTCAGCACGTCCGTCGAGGCCACCGTGACGCGGGACACGCGTCCGGCCGCATACTGCAGGTTGGACCCACCCACGAGCACGTCGCGCGTAATCTGGTCCATCGTGTTGGCCGCCTGCTCTGAGAGCAGATTGCCGAACTCCGTGAGAACCGGATCCGGCGCCGTGAAGTCGAGGATGTCCGTCACCTCAACCCAGGAACCGTACTGCGCCGGAGTCGCCGTGACCGTCGAGATCGTCGGCGCTTCGTTGTTGGGCGTCACGCCTTCCGTCAGCGACGTCAGCGCGGCCGAGAGCGATTCGAACCGACGGTACTGGACCGCCTGCCCTTCGTTCTTCGGCATCGGCTTCGCCTGACCGAAGTGCATGAACACCAGACGCGGCAGAAGCCGCGCCAACAGGTTGCGGTCGTAAAACGTACGAAGCTCGGGCGACATTGCCCCAGTCGTAGTTGCGTTAGTCGTAGACATGTGTCTTTATCCCTTACACACGCAAGGTGTGTATTCTGTGTTACCGGTCATACTGCTTCGCGATAACACTTTCTGTATACGCCAAGAACTCTTCCGGTTTCATCTTGGAGACGTCCGGAATGGTGGACTGACGTTCGGTCTCGATCCGGCGCGATTCGCCGGCGCCCGTCCCGCCATCCGTATTCTTGGCCTTTACCTTCCAAGGCTTGTCCTTGGCATACTGCTGAAGAAATTCCGTGAGCGACATAGGCTCAAGGTTGAGGTTCTTACGCGGCTCGCCAGTCGAAGGATTCAGCACAACCACGTTTCCGCGATCATCCAAATCGAACTGCGACTTCAGCACGTCGAAAATTTCCATCCGGTCAAAGAAGTCGATCTTCTCCGAGGCCCGAATGAACTCCTCCTTGAGTCGAGCGTCCTTGTTCTGCTTCTGGGTTTCCGCCGCACGACGTTCGATGTTCTCCTTTTCCCGCTTGAGATCCTCGGCAATCTTCCGCATCTCTTCGAGCCGCGCTTCCATTTGCGCTAGCTGCTCTTCAGCCTCTTTGCGCTTCGTGGGTGGCTCCGGCTTCACTTCAGGCTTGACTTCCGCCTTCGCCTTAAGCTCCGCCTTCAGTTCGTCGATCTGCGTCTTCAGCGTTGCGATCTCCGGGTTCAGCTTCTGGTAGACCTGGCCCTGCGCCTTATCGATAAGGCCCTGCACCACTACCTGCTGTTCGTCGTCGAAGGTCACCTTCTTCTTCGGAGGCTCGGTCCCGTCCGGTGGCGTTACCGGCTGCTCTACATTTTCCGCCATTGTTCTATTGTCCCTTTCGGTTGTAACCGCGCTTACCCGGCGCGTACGGTTAAATCACTTACTGCGCTGCGTCGAAACGCGGCGTCACGAACCCGGTATTCACATACGTGACAGTGAAACCACCAGCGTTGAGCGCCGTGGTGCCCGCCACGAAGTTGCCGCCGCCAGCCGTCGTCGCGATACGAATGTATCCAATCGACGTCTGCTCACCGGCCGTCCACGCCGACAGCTCCGGAAGCAGCGCGTTGCCCGCTCCGGTAGCGATGGCGCCCACGACGGTCGTCAGCGTGCCAGCTCCATCGAGCAGGATGAGCCATACAGCTTCCTGCACCGTCGAGCCATTCGCCGTAATCGTCAGCGCGGCAAGCGCGTTGTTGTCCGCCGCTGCCTTCGACTTGAAGACGCCGCCAGACGTATACGTGACGGTGTTCGCAGTCTTCCACTGCGTCGTCGTCGTCGCGATGGCCAATCCCGCACTGGTGAACGCCTGATTCCGCATCGCCTTGTGATGCTGATCAAACATGTTCATCAGAATCTGGGAACTGAACCCCGAACTTTGATCCTGCTTCTGCATGATGATGTCTCTCTTTTAGCTTTTCTTTGCCGACCGGCCGCCCGTTGCCCGCCTGTTGGCGTCGGGCGCCGCTTCTTTGGTGGCGGCGCGACTCTTCGTAGCTGCGCCGATCCGCTTATCTGTACCGAGCTGTGTCTGCTTCTTCCCCTGCGTCAAGTTCGATGTGGCCGGAACGCCCATCTGCGCCTGGAGATCCGCTGGGGTCGCGAACAACTGCTTGATGTCGTCATCGGAAATCTTGTCGATCTCGTTGACGATCTTCTCGAGTTTGTCGTGCGGAATCTTGCCGTCGAACTCCCGCACCACCCGCTTCCATTCCTCACGCGCAAACGTGGGCGACGGCATCCGAATACTGTTGAAAATCTGCGTCAGCTGCAGCAAGAGGTCCAAGAGGCTCGTAATCGAATAGTCGTCCTTGTAGCTAATCTTGCCGCCGTCCCATGACTCGCCCTGCATCCGCGCCCAGAGCATCATGATCCGGCGCTCGCCGAATTCCAAGATGTCTGCCGTTTTGTTAATGACCGGAATCGTGCGCGAGAACGACTGCTTCTGGGCATCGGCACTACGCGGCTGCTGGGTAAACAGCTCGGACATGATGTCCTGCGCGGCCGTACGATACATCTGGGTGATCGTCTCTGTGCGCTCGGCCTGAATAAACTGGGCCGGTGCGACGGGCGGCGAGATATACGCCGGCATGAGCTTCGAATCGTCCGGAACCTCCAGCACATTGCTGGTGCCCATCTCGCCTTCGACCGACGTGCGCAACGGCACCTGCGTCCGCGACGGCATTGCCAGCACGTTGAAGCACTGCTTATACAGGAACTCCGAGATCAGCGACGTCAAGTTAAAGACGTGGTTGTTCTGGTAGGCGAGATCCTGCAGGAACGATTGCCCGATGTCCTTATTGGACTTCTTGCGCTTGTAGAAGATCGGCACGAACGGCACGACCTTCCAACGATTGGCCTGTTCCTTCTTCGACACAATCATCGGGTCTTGCTTGTCGGTGACGTCAATAACGCTGACCCGCATCGTCGCGGGCGTCCACTCCGTATAGCGCTCGAATTCCTGATAGCCAGTATTTTGGGAGTTCCCGGTGGCATACGACTCAAAGCGCTTGAGATAGAGGAAGTTCCCCAGCGTATCGCAGCGCCAATCGTAGACCTCTAGAGGTCGCACAGGAATCAGATACGGGATACTAATACCCAGATCGGACGCCTGCTGCACGCTGACCGTGTTCGGGTCGATACCCGCCGGCAGCGGCAGCTTGTCGATCTGGACAAACGTCATGCCGAAAATGCGGGCATCTTCACCCACCTGTTGCATGAAGTTGTCAAGAGTCGAGCCAGCCCGATCACAATTAACTTTGAAGAGTTCGAATTCCGCCTTGAGCGTAGGCGGCGCTTCGCGTTCCACGCCTTGGCTGAAGATATATTCCGGAACAAAGTCGGTCAGCGGCTGGACGAAATTGACATAGACGGCGCGCTTCTGGCGATTCTGGTAATCCGCGATATGCTCGCGTCGATGCTTGTGCAGCGTGTCGTCGTCAACGTATTCGTGTCCGCCTTCGTAGCTCTTCAGGAAGAATGACCAGTCGCCCACGTTCCGCGAATAGTCCTTGCCCTTACTGCGAAGCCGTTCGATTTCGTCCTTGTCCTTCGCCAGCTGCGGAACGACACCCGTCGTGTCCAGCGGCTGCTCGATGGTCTCGACGATAGTAACTGTTGGGATAACTGCCATTACACCCCAGCCATCTGCTTCGCCCGGTATACGTAGGGCTCTTCGTTCGCCTGCCAATTCGCAAGGGCCAGCGAAATGACGGCGTCGTCGTTGAACCCTGGCGGCGCACTAAAGAGGAACTTTCCAGTGCCGGACAGCTCGTATCCGTAGGTCGTGAGTTCGTGCAGGAGCGTATCCGCCAGCGCACGCCATTCCGGCCGCGCCTGTTCAGCCGGCTTCGGAATGCTAATCTGGCCCTTCTCCAGCGCGATCTGGAGCTTCTGGATCAGCTGCACCTTCTCGGTGTTGTTAAAGATGTTGTAGCCGACGCAGTAGGGATAGACAGCTTTCACGTTGTCAAACGGCACGTCGCCGACGCCGGTCACGTCCATAATCATCAACGCGTTGTTCCATTCGCGCGCCAACCGAATTGCTCGATCAATATTGACGTTCCAATCGATTTCGTTATGGCGCTGCATGAAGACGACATGCTTGCTGCGCGAATCCATGATCGTAAAGACCGTATAGTCGTCGTGCTTAGCCCAGTCCACGCCCATGACATACGTGCGGCCCGGTATCGGTCTCGCCAGCATCGTCGAGACTTGGCATGCGGCGAGGTTGTGGAACACCGTGCCGCCATCATCAAGAAACTCGGCCAAGACGTCCTGCCGGTAAACACGATCCGGCATATTCTTCTTGAACTGCTCCACCATCTCTGGGTTAATGTATGGATTCACGCTGGTCGGGAACTGATAAGACCAGCACTCAGGGTTCTTTACCCGCTCGTCGGCCGCCCAGCCCTTCAGCCATTGCCAGTAGAACCAGTTTCGTCCTGCTGGCGTCGAGATGATGCGCATCTTCCCGCGCGTGCGTGTCAGCGTCGTCGTGACCGAGATATACGCCTCTTCGTTCATATAGGCGGCCTCGTCTAAGACCACCGAATGCACGCCGTCGCCTCGCAGGGTCGACGGATTTTCTGCCGACCGGAACTCAATCGTGGACCGAACGCTGCCGTTGGGATACAGCAGCTGGACCACCATGTCGCCCCGGTTGATGCGCACGCGCCCGGACTCGATCGGCGGCAACCAATGGCAGATCGTATTGAAGCCGATCCGCGCCTGTCGCAGAATCGGCGAGACCCACCAATTAAGCGACTGGTTCTTGTTCCACGCGCTCAGGAGCAGCCACATGCTCAGCGCATGCGACTTACCCCACTTACTGCCTGCCGCGACGGTCACGATGCGGTGCGGATCGTCCAGCAGTAATCGCTGCGTGGCGTGCGCTGGCGGCAGAACGAGCCGCACCTGCTTAGCCCGGCTATCCACCGGGATAAGCAGCGTGTTGTTATTAGTCGATAACGGCAACGGTCAACGAGGTGACGCCCGAATACGTAACGTGCACGGATCCGTTCGCGTCAGCAAACCTGTCCTTACTGAAGGGTCCAATCAGCCTATCCGCGCCTGCACCCACGACCACGGCGAGGTCGTGCGCCGCATTCGCAATGCCGAACGAGCAGACGTTCGCGCTGGCCGCGCCAGACGTGAAGGTCACCGTAATCGCGCCGCCCGACGCGTTCTTCGCGTGGAAGTATTCCCGACCGGTGCAGATGAAGTCATCGCCACCGCCAGCCGCCGACGCATACGTCAGCGCAACACCAGCGGCCGTGCCCTTTTGCGTAGCCAAACTTGCCATGTATTTGCTCCGTTAATTACTGTTAAGTCGCTGCCAGGCGTCTGGGAGCGAATAGCCGAGTTCTTCGGCGGCCTCGATGATCTCTAAAGGCATCGCCACGGCTGATTTAATGAGAACGTGTAGCGTGATCGCCACAGCGACCACGTCGGTAAAGCCTTGTTCCAGCAGGTAGCGATGGACTGGAACGAACTCGTCGACGTCCTCAGTCACTCGCGATAGAAGGCCGTAAAGGCCAGCAAATCGGCCGGCGCGACGCCAATACCGATTTCACCTACATTGCCGCGATAGACACCGAGGACGACTGAGACCACATATCCGTCGCGGTCAATCACGGCGCCACCAGAGAGGCCCGGCATGATCGTGCCATCCAAGAGGAGCCCCCGTACCCGCTCCGGCCCTTGGTAGCTAATCAATTCCGCTTCACCAAGGCTCGCGATATGTCCAAACGTCACCAGCGGCGCCTTCGTGCCAAATCCGAAGCCCGCATAGGCGACGTCTTCGCCGATCCTGAGATGCGTCGTGCGGAACCGCACATCTTCGCCGACGCGCAACTGGCTTGACTGCAACACCGCAAGGTCAAGCGACTGGTCCACTTTCTCGACAGCCGCCAAGTGATCGTTGAGATAGATGGGACCGTCAACGCCTACCACGCAATGGGCGGCGGTGAGAGCATAGCCATTTTCCCGGTCGATCACGAAGGCCGAGCAGAAAGCGGGCCGTGGTTTACCGTCTTTATCTGGGAAGGATGTCGTGAGCCGCTGCAGGCTCGTGCCAATTCGAGCGTCAACGCCAACCCAACTATTGATTCCGTTCCGTGTCACGGAACAACATGCGACCGCGAGGGTCAACATAAGCAGCACTGCCACGTGCCTCATGCTGGCACCCGTCCCTAAACCTTCTCTTGAGGATCTATGTTGCCAGGAGTTTCGCGGTGAACACCACATTCACCATCACTGGAAACCGTCGCGCACCAAACTTCTTCGATGACGTTGAGTTCGCCCAACGATTTCTTCACCACGCCAATCTCTTGCAGCGCGGAGAACTTTTCCTTGAGCAGCTTCATCATTGTTTCGACGTAAGCCCGCTCAGCAAGTGTCCCGGGATCGCAGGAGTCCGTATTCAGCGCCGTGCGACAGGTCGTGATGAGCCCGTTGATTTCGCGCAGGTATTCCGCCACAAACGTGGTGGCATGTGCCGGCGTGAGACTCTGGGCATACAGCGATGTCAGCCGCTTCCGATCTTCCCGAATCGTGCCTACCGAAACCTTAAACAGGTCGGCCAGTTCGTAGATGTTCTTCTTGGGCTTATTCGGCTCGCGACCAGTTTCCTCGAGAAACACAAGCACCTTTCGGCGCTCGCCAGTCGTCAGTTTTCTGGTTGCGGCCTCGGCTATTCTAAGAAGATCTCCTGCGGGTAGTAACTTGGCCATTCAAAAGTGAGGCATCGGCTCGCCTCGGATACGGTCGTCCATCGGGACTATAGAGCTGCCGTTGCCGAAAGAGCAGCCACCGACGGGCCTCGTAGAAGTGTCAGTTCCTACCAAACGCTACATACATCAGTAATTGAGCGCCTGAAGGAACATAAGTCGAAGTCGAGGGGTATTTATCGTGCTCCGTCGACCCACACGCTTACCAATTTGGTAATCTACTATTGACGTGACCTAGAATATATCTAGGCTACCGGAGGTCCGAAGACATGCCACGAACAGGCGCTGCCGGGAAGTATAATAAGGCCCGCCTACGGGCGTAACGGATTTTGCACAATGTGCAATCGGAGTTCCGAAGCCGGACAGCTGGCACCGCCCGGCTTCGGCGAGGAGAGGCCTAGTGGCAACCTATATGATTGTCACTATTACAAGTATATCATGCGCTTTCGTCTGTTATAAGCCGCGCCAGCGCATGGACGCCATAAATCACTCACTATCAATGACTTGCTATCGGATTTTACAGGGCCGGGTATAACTCCACATTGCCAGCGAGGTAGACAATGTCGTCATTGGTGCCGCCGAAGATACGATGCAGCTCGTAGACCCACGTATTCAGGGCCGTCGTGGGCGTGCCGACGAGGTCGGTCTTGGTTAGCTGGAACTGGGTCTTGCCGTTCGTGGGGTCCGAATGCGCCCCTGGTGCGTTGGTGCGGTCCACCTTAGTGACCCCACCGTAATTGGTCTTGATAAACAGCCGGACGGAATCATTGGTGATGTCATCGGCCTTACCATTAGTTTCGATGACAAACTCGATCATGTTGTCCGTCTTCTGGACCAACTTGAAGTTGATAATCGTAGGGAGGACTGAAATCGTCGACATTATTCCTCTAACACGGCGACACTTCCGCCATAGCGATTCACTGGCACGACCCCGGCCACGAGCCGTGACTTCTTATCCGTTGTCGAGGCCGACAGGATATGGGTACCGATAATCAGCTGGCCGAGCGCATCGGCCTCACACAATACAGACGATGCGCAAGTAATGCGTGTATTCAGCAACGCCGAGGCCGTCTGGCACGTCCCGAGCACCTGAGTCGACAGCGCAATCGTTGTGGACAGCGGTGCCGAAATCGTGACCACGCCAGAGACCGCCCCGGTCAGCGTAATCTGGGTCGTCAGCGTCGTGCTGGTCACAACCACGCCAGACACGGCGGCGGTCATGGTAATGCCGGTGCTGAGGGCGGCCGCAGTCGTCACGGCACACGTCACCGTCCCGCTCATGCCGACCGTCAGATCGGCTGTCGCCGTCACGACGCAGAGCGCTGTCGCGTCTAGGCGCGTGTCGTCAAGGACGGCCGCCCCTTCAGCGAAATACGAGCCAGCGAAATAATTAGACCCGAACACCTAGCATCCTGTCGCGTTCCGCAAACCAGAGATCGGCATGGTCGACCGACTGATGGTCGCGAAACCACGGACCACCGAGCGTATAGTGCAACATGCGCGCCTCTGGGTTCGGCGCGTATTCGCCCACGAGCCAGTTCCAGTCGACAGGCAAATCGCCAATCGGCTTGTCTTCCAGCCACAGGAACCGATGCAGCTCAAGGCCGGTAGCCTCGTTGACATACTTCGGCGTCAGGGCCGTGCATAACGTATTGTCGAACACCATCAGCGACGACCAGTTCTTGCGCGGATAAACCGTCTGCCGGTTCCCGAGGAACTTGACGCCTTCCTGCGGCTCGTAGTCGTGCTGGCACACCAAGAGCGGCTTCCCGCCATTGCGCTTAGCCAGAATTTCGTCCCAGAGCGTATTCACGTCGGTCTGGCAGAGCATGTCGCTATCCATGAACACGGCATGGCCACGGTACCCGCAGAGCGCCGGCACCAAGAACCGCGTCAACGAGAACTCCGTCGATTCGGTCACGCCACGCTCTCGCGTATAGAACCCAGTCTCTCGGAGCGTCGACTGCTTCAGCGGGATAATCTCCACCCGGCAACTTGCGCGGTCGATAATCGAATGCGCGAGGACGTGGTACGCGGCGGTCTCTTTCGAGTCCCACCCGATAAAGATCCGCAACGGTTCTGATCGCACCCAACGATAGCTCATGCCGTCTTCTTACCCCTATGGCCACCCGGCGCCACGATGACATGCAGCTGCGGACCGCGCTGGATCATGGTCCCGATCGTGAAGAACCGCTCCAGCTTCTTCCGCCACCAGTTTTCGCCGTGCTGGAGCAGGTGCGCATTACGCCCGTCCGCCAGCGTCTTCTGGGCCGCGCCGGTATGGATGATGAAGAAGCCGATCTTCTTCACGCATCGACGCAGGTCGTCCAGGACGAACTGCAGCTTCTCCGGCTCAATATGCTCGAGCACGTCCGTGCAGACCACGAGGTCCGCCGGGCGCGGCGACGCTGAGATTTCCGGAATCGCTGGGTCATACTGCCAGATCGGGAAGTCGAGCGACTTCGCGAGGTAACCTTTACCGGCGCCGTAGTCCAGTACGGACTCGGACTTGGTCTTTTCCCGCAGCTGCTTGACGGTTTCGGCATACTTGCCGCCGCCCACGCCGTAGGCGAGGTTGTCGCGATGCAACTGGGCATTCAGTGCCACGTATTCAGTTGAAATCAAATCCGGCTTGGAATACCCGATCATGGCCTTTCCTTTACCCACTGGAACCGGAACATAGTCTTTCGCCATCGCTTGGACGAGGCCATCTCCATAGAACGTCGCCTTCACGTCCGGCATCTGGTTCAGCTCGTGAAACGTCTGGCGGCCGGCCTCCAGCATCCCTGGGGTCGTCCGATAGTCGACGCCGTTGTAGGTCGTGATGGAATGCCCTTTCGGCTGCATAGGATGCTCTGAGGCGTGTTTGCCGCTCGCCCCCTCGCTCCCGTCCATCCCGAAGACGTGCTGGTCTGTGAAGCCCAGGAAGCGCGCGATCGTGAGGGCCCGCAGGCCAACCGAGCAGCCGCCCGTCAGCGCCCATTCATTCGGCGGCAGCGTCCGGAGCGCGTCCTCTTCGTTGGCGAAGACATGCCAGAGCTTGACGTTGTAGCCCTCAAGATGGTCGAACACCTTCTGGTGACAGGTGCTCGCAATGAGATATTCCACGTCCGGATGCGGCTGGCCCATCAGCGTCACCTTGTGCGGACGCGGGTCAACCTCGCAATGGTAGGTCGGGATAATACCGCGATCCACGAGGAACTTATGGGCGCCAGAACAGGAGATGACGTAGCGAAACGACTTAATCTGCTCCCATGTATTGTTTAGGCTGGGCCCAAAGCACACCACCGCAATCGGCTCCGTGCGCAGCGAACTCGGCTCAATCCGCGCCTTAATGCGTGCGGTTGAGACCTTGATCTGCTCGTCACGAAGCCACAGGGGGATACAATAGGTAACGTCCTGCTTTTCGTTGGCGTTGAGAATCTTTGGAGCTACGAGCGCTTGCGTCATTATTTCTCTATTGAGCAGATATGACAAATGTAGCCATTTACTGCGCCACCACCCACTGCGTCTGGCTGGCGTACTTCGGATAGACGCGCGCTTCAAACGTGCCCAACGGCGCCGTACACGTGTATGGGCTGGCGTTGATGACCTTATACGGCACACCGGCCTCGTAACAGACGACAAACCGCACAAGCGAGGTGTCGTTCGGCGTAATCGTGCAGGTTGTCCCAGCGCACAACTTCGTCGCGCTCAACGTATAGCCTCCGGCCTTGTATGGATAGGCTCCTATGTCGATCGTAGAACTAGAGCCGTAATATACCGGATCGGCATTGGCCCACGTGCAGGCCGATGCCAGCGTAATCGTATCGCCGGACACGCTTGATACTTGAGCGGTGCACGATCCTACAGTGAGGAAGTCACCAGGTTCCAGCTTGCCGCTATACTGCGTCAGGTTCGACCCGTTATCACCAACGAAGAAGCTTCCTGTATTGGTCGCCACCGTCAAGCTGGTGCTGCTAGAGCCGGATCCATTAGCCGTGGTCAGAGGGCCGCCGACTCCGCGTGCGCCACCGCCAGATGTTAAGTGAAAGTCGTTAGACCCGACTGCCACGAACCCTGGGTCGACGTTATTCTGCTTGTGGGTCTGCGCGTTCCACGCCGACAGGAACGTCAGCGTGACGCTTGGGCGGAAGATCAGGTTGTAGTCGTGGAATAACGTGAACGAGCCGGACCCAGATTGTGGTCCCCAATCCCCGTCAACATTGGTCGTCTGGCTATCGCCAAGACACTGGTAGTACAACTCGTTGTACAGATAGACAGTTTCGACCCCAGTGTCGGCCCTGCCAGACCCGCAGGCGGTGCCGGTCGGTACCGCGCGCTCGTTGAGCACCCAAGTGTTATTGTACCAGCGGACACGTGCCACATCCGTGGCTGAACCAGTCGAGTAGATGCTGTAGGCCCCAGAACCGATCTGCGTGCCGACGTTCAGTCGATAGATGTTATCATCCCATGACAACGTCGTATTCTGGTTCTGCATGTGATGGAACTTGTTCTGGTCGGCTGTGTTCGTGCCGATGCCGAACGTCGATTCGATCACATTATTACTGTACCCGTCGTTGGCGTCGTTACCGCTGATGTAGAAGAAGTCCGGGTGCGCACCGTTGCACTGGATCAATCCAGAGAAGTTCAGGTTCAGATACCGGCCGCGAAGGCCGGACGGACCAACCCCGATATAGCAGATGGCCGTGAAGTTCAAGTAACCGACGAAGTTGTCGTCACCGTAGAGGGCGAGCCCAGTGTCCGAGACCGTGCCGCCACCGATGCTATTAATACCGCCGCCGAGAAAGATGCACTTCGTACAGCCAGGAGCGCTGGTGTTGAAGTTGTAGAAAATATATCCCTTGCCGTTAACGTTACTATTGATTGTGTCGTTCCAGAATTCCAGTCCAGTGTTCTGGTTGCCGCCGCTACCGACAACAGACTGGTTGATACCTGTCGGAGAGCATCCTGAGGTATTATCAGGATCCCAGTTGAACCCGATAAACCTAAGATAGCTATTAGCGCTAAATGACAGCCCGCAGGCATTCACGACACCGTCGGCCACGAACGTAATAGGACTGCCCGAGGTTCCGTTATGACTAGCCGAAGAAACCTCGACGTAGTTCCCAGCCTGCACCCGAACGCAGTCTCCGGCCACAGCCGTCGATAAGCCCTTGCCAATCGTGAGCCACGCGCCACCGGCCGTATTCGTGAGCCCGGTGTGGCTATTGAGGCCGTCCGTACGCACGTAATACGTCGTCCCGGTGCAGGTCTGGGCGGCGCCGATGACGGAGAGCGCAGAAGGATTGAGACGCAGACTTCGACGCCGCTGCAAGTCCGCACTGGACCCAAACAACGTAGCGCTTGCGAGCGCTAGAGCCACCACGACCAGAAGTGTTTTCATCGTCTCACGAGCAGAAAACTGCGCCCAGCTGGTGGCGCGGAAAATTTGAAGGCCGCTATTCCAGCTCCGTCGCCCACTTGCGAGTTGGCGTTCGATCTAGTCCACGTCGGGTTGACGGCCGCAGCACCAGTGGTTTGGTATAATTCTGCGAATGCGCACCCGTACGCCGCGCCGGGGATAACGTCGCGGATGGAGAGGACGGTGAAGCCGGAGCCGATGGCTAGGGGCACGGCGCCGGAGTTAAACGGGTCGTCGATGCCGATCTGCGCGATGATCAGCGAATTGTTCTGGCCCGGCGTGATGGACCCGGTGGTCAGGGTCGTATGGCCGGAGCCGGTGTCACTGTGAGTCGCTTGGGCGTCAAACGGAGAGGCCAGCGAGCCCTTATACCACGCGCAGACTATCTGATGCGCGCTTGAACCGGTAATAGTGTCGACGCCTAGATTGGTCGGTCGCGACCAGACGATCTGAGAGTCTCCTCGTCCGCCGCTACCCATCGTCACGTCAGTCAGATTGTTCCACGTATTCCCGAGCGTATCGCCGATGCCCGGCCCAGGCGCCGTGCAACAGACAATAAAGTCGGCGCCGGTTGTATCAATAGTCACCGATGCCTGTCCGCCCAACGACGCCACTCCAAGCCTAGCGAGCCCAGTCAGCGCAGTCAGAGTCGCACGAAGTTGCATGGAGATCATTAGGGCCGCGTCACCAACTTGCGCCACGGCCGTAGTACGCGTCCACGTCGGTCCTACCGATGCCTTACTTCCTTGGATTAAGTGCCCGCACGCAACCCCAAATAAACTGCCAGTCACACAATCTTGGTGCTCCGACATCGTAAAACTGGAGTCAATCGAGAACGCGCTACCAGAGGTATCGTCAACGCCCATCGCGGTCATCAACACCGCTCCATCGGCTTGGGGTAGGATTGCGCCCGGTGAGATCGTTGTCGCCCCATTAGCTGACCGCCCAGCCGAGACCAGCTCCACTGACGCGGCCCCGCCGAACGTCCACGCTTCGACGGCGATGGACCCGCCCGTGTTGCCCGCCGTGAACGTGTGCCCGGACCCGACCGTTGTAGGGGTGGACCAGTAGACGGAGAGACCGTAGCGTTTGGTGCTAGTTCCAGACGCTGCGTACTGCGTCCCAACTCCGCGCCACGTATTGGACTTACTATCCGTCGGCGCGCTAGGATTCGTCGTGTTAGACAGATCCCAAGTGGTCCACGCGACAAGGACATCGGCCCCACTAGTGTTAATACCAGTAGTTGTCGCGTTGCGAGCGGATGCCGATGCAACAAATGTAGCCATTACTGCGCCACCACCCACTGGGTCTGGCTGGCGTACTTCGGATAGACGCGCGCTTCAAACGTGCCCAACGGCGCCGTACATGTATACGGGCTCGCATTCACGACTTTATAGGGCACGCCGGCCTCATAGCAGACAACAAACCGCACCAACGTATTATCATTAGGCGTAATCGTGCAAGTTGATCCACTGCATAATTTTGTTGCCGACAACGTGTAGCCGCCGGCCTTGTACTGGTAGGCTCCCATGTCAATCGTCGTGCTCGCACCGAAGTAGACCGGATCGGCGTTCGCCCAGGAGCATGGCGTGGCCAGCGTAATCGTGTCACCAGAGACACTTGAGACCGTTGCCGTACACGTTCCAACAGTAAGCACATCAGCCGACGTCAGCTTGCCACTATACTGTGTCAGATTGGCGGTGTTGTCGCCAGTAAAGAAGCTGCCCGTGTTGGTCGCAACCGTCAGGGATGTGCTCGTGGTCCCGGCGCCGACGGCTGTGGTCAGCGGACCTCCGACCCCGCGTGCCCCGGAGGACGACTGGAGCGTGAAATCATTCCCGGCCACATTCGTGAGCTTGGGATCGACGTTGGTCTGCTCGTGGGCTTGATTCGTCCAGTTGCTGTTGAACGACACGGCGCCGTCGGGGTCGAAGCCGAGGTTGTAGTCCTTAAAAATAGTCAGCGTCCCAGACCCGCCAGCAAACGACCAGATGCCATCGATATTGGACGTAACACCGGTGCCCCAGCACTCGTAGGCGATCTCGTTGTAGAAGTACGCCGTCACCGTGGTTCCGGCCGCAATAGCGTTTCCAGATCCGCACGACACACCAGTTCCAGAGTTGGCTCTATTCAGCGACACCCACGAGTTGTTATACCAGCGCGTTCGAAGGTTACTACCAGTGCTGGACGTATAGATACTATACGCCCCGGAGCCGATCTGCGTGCCGACATTCAACCGATAGATGTTATCGACCCAATCTTCGGCATCCTGGTTCTGCATGTGATGGAACTTATTATTGTTCGCCGTGTTGGTGCCGATGCCGAACGTCGATTCGATAAGATTATTACTAAACCCTGTCGCCTGCTGAGATCCATCTATGTAGAAAAAGTCAGGATGTGAGCCGCCGCACTGGATCATGCCGCTAAAATTATTATTAAGATAGCGGCCCCTCGCTCCCGTAGGACCAATGCCGATGTAGCAAATTCCGGTGAAGTTATTGTACCCGACGAATAGATCGTTTCCCGCTAGACCTAGGGCGACGTCCGCATTGGTGCCGCCAACGTCATGGAAACTATTACCCAGAAAGATACAAGTAGTACAACGCGGACCCACGCTGAACATGCCCGTCCCATGTCCAGTGGCATTATTCCCGGCCGCGCCATTCCACATCTCTAGCCCGGTATTCGTTCCTGTCATGTCCACGATGGTGCCGCCAGCGTTTGAGCAGCCGCCAAGCGTTGTATCGAAACTCAGGCCAATAATACGGATATAGCTCTTAGCGCTAAACGTCATTCCGCAGGCCGACACGACCCCGTCTGCCACGACCGTCAGGTAGTTGCCCGAGGTTCCGTTAGCAGAAGCAGCGGCCACCTCTAAATACGTCCCGGCTTGGACGCGCACACAGTCTCCAGCCGCCGCCGACGTTAAGCCCTTCCCAATAGTCTGCCACGCACCACCGGCAGTATTCGTGAGCCCGGTGTGGCTATTAAGGCCGTCCGTACGCACGTAATACGTCGTCCCGGTACAGGTCTGGGCGGTGCCGATAACAGAAAGCGCAGAGGGATTGAGACGCAGGCTGCGTCGACGCTGCTCGCCGACAAGGCTTACGCCCATAAGGAATACGAGCATAACCGTGATAAGCTTACTCATCATAGTATGATTGCACAGGTGCGGCTGGAACGCGTGCCACTTTAGAACCGATTAGGCGGCCTAACGACTGGAGGGCTATCTGGGGTCTGACTCGTCGACGGCCACTGGAAGCCACCGCTTATAGAGCGATGTCCCAGGCTCTACCTCCAGCCACGCCATCTGCTTGCGGTTTTCTGGATGACGAGACGGGATAAGCAGGTTCCCATTCTGGAGATGGATCGACTTGATTTCCACCATCCGACCGCCGTTGAGCTTTTTGAATTTGGAGGGCATGTTTAGGCCACACGGAAGGCGCGCAAGAACGATCCAGCGAGGAAATTCGTGCCGCCGCCGGTCGCGGACGCTTTATGCTGGAGCTGAATCGTGCCCGCCGTCGCACCGACGTTCACGGTACCGAAGATTTCGACGCAATGCGTTCGCGCGCTCGCGCCGCCCAGAATCGATATAATCGTTGTCGCCACCGTGCTGCATCCGGTTTCCGTGATATTGCCGGCATCGTAATTGGTCGAGACAAGGTTGACGGGGCCGCCAGCTAAAACTGACGTGATGCATTCCATCGTGACATGGGCCACCGAGACGCCGGCAGGGAACGTGAATCCGAACGCCGTGCCAGTCAGTGCCGATATCGTGAACAGCACACGGCCGGCGATATCGTATGTCGCCGCCGACGTGACTGAGAGCGACAACCCGGACACGTTCGTAAACGAAGCCGCCGAAAGTACCTGCGCGGTGCCAATCTTGCGCATTTGCCCGAGGCCCAGCGCCGCCGACAGCACCGAGAAGGACTGCGACAGCACCGATACGGCCTGACTCAGCACAGAGACTTGCTGGCTGAGAACCGAAATTGACTGCGACATCAGCGACAAGCCTTGCGACATAATGCTGGCGTTATTGCTGATTGTATTGCTCAGGGCGTTATCGGCTGAGATTCTGTTTGAAATTTCGTTCGACAGCGCGTTCGAGACAACGCTAATCGCATTCGACAACGCATCGGCCGTGGCCGTGCCCACCGAGATGGAATCGGACAGCCAGTCCATGACGTCGTGCATACGCAGCAACATCGCCGTGGTCGTCAGCGCCACACCGACGGCCACCGCCGTCTTA